ACGCGGCATACTTGCAGCAGCAAGCAACCATGTGGCCTTTTTCAAATCGCCTTCATTAATGGCAGTTTTAATTTCTGTCATCTTTGAATCAGGGATAGTGTTAAACGTGGCGATGTAATCCAGAATGCCGTCACGCGCTTTACCCTTAGCGGTCGCTGCAGAGTTAAGCATCGAATTATTAAATAGATCAATTCTTTCTGTAGCGGTCAACGTCTCGCCGGACGCTTCCATAAACTTTTGTGCTATCAACACCTGTGCATCTGCAACGTTTGCAGCAGAACTAGTGATATCCCTGTACACCTTGTCAATCTTGTGCAGGTCGCCTTTAGCGTCCGCAACCGCTTTAGCAGAACCGTTTAACGCTTCTGTGAAACTGTCTTGAGCATCCTCTAACGCAAATTCTGCATCCGTGTACGCACGTTGCGCATCAATATTTTTTTGCAACGCTTTAGCATCATCAAGCAAAGCCTGCTTATGTTCCTCAAGCGCTTTTGTTGCTTCAGCTTGTGCTTTCGCTGCGTCTTCTAAAACCTTTTTGCTGTCCTCTGTTGTTTTGTTAACGTCGCCTTGCGCCCCGTTAACCTCATCCAACCGGATCTGCCACTTATCCAATGTTTCCTGTGTGATGCCCAAACCTTTAAGATAATCTTGTGCTTCTTTATCGCCTGACTTCATCAAATCAACAAACGAATTTAACGTTGCTTGCGCCTTAGAAGGATCCTTGTCAAGCAGTTCGTTAAACGCCTGATTAGTTGCATCAAGATTTTCGTTAAACTCAGGGTTAAAGTTTGCGGCAACCTTAAAAAACCCATCCCAGCCGGACGTGTTTTTTTGCAGTTCTTCACGTAAAGTAATAAACCCGTTAGCTAAACCTTTTGTACTTGTCGAAGCACCTACAGTTTTTTCGTCCATTGACGCAAGAGCATCTTCATATGCGCCAAGAGATTGACCGCTGTCACCCCATAGTGCCGTTGAACTAACAATGTCCGCAATAGCGGTAACAATCGGGGCCAGTTTTACAGCAGCAGCACCCGCTTTTAACGTCACTTCATGCAAAGCGTCCGCAAGTTGATCTTGTGCTAAGCGCATGTTCTCAGCGTTAGCAGCTTCTTGCTTTGTGATGACCTGCCCTGATTCAACAGATGCAAGCATTGCTTCGTACTCTTTGCGGGTATGGCCAAGAATAGGTGTTAACGACTGGTAACCCTTACCGAACAATTCTTGCCCGATACGCGCCCGGTCTGTTTGATTAGTCACGTTCGACAACATGTCGAACGTGTCCAACAGGATGTCGTTAACGTCTCGTGACTGCCCACCCGCATCACGTACCGCGATACCGTAAGATTCCCATTTGCCGGAATCCATTGTTTTAGTGACTTTACCTAAGCCAGTAGCAATAGCTTCTGCAGACACTTTGAAGTCATCGCCTACACCGATCCATCGGGAAGCATCCTCAATAGATAAACCTGTTGCAGAGGAAAGATCAATCGCTGCCTTAGCTGCGTCTTCAAAAGCTGCAACAGCTTTAACACCAAACCCAACAAGGGCTGCGCCTGCCCCTAAAGCAAACGCACCCGCATGGTCTTTAACATAATCAAGGCTACCGGAAACCCCTGTTTTGAACTTGTTGAAACCGCCCTCAGTATTAGATACTTCAGACCGCAAACCCTTAAGAGATTTTTGACTGCTTTCCGTAGCAACGTCGATAACAATTTGGAAGGTTTCTTTCATACCCATAATTTGCCCCTTCCGCCTAGTAACCCGTTATAGCCCTATGGAATGATTGCTTAATTTCTTTCTTCATCAAAGGTTCAATCTTAGGTGTGAACAAACCTTTATATTCAGACCATGTAAAAAACCCGGTACCACCCTGTGTGGTACGTTTCGACTTTTTGGTTTTCTGCACAACCTTACCCGTTTTTTTGTTAACACGGGTACCGGCGTTATAAGACATGCCTTTGCTTTGTTTCTTCACCCCTTCTTCTGCAACCCTCCACGGGCCTGCCGAACGGGGGGCGCGATGAATTACAACAACACCGGGGGTGCGTCCCAACTGATACTTTGCTTCAAGAGTGACAACATCTTTGCTACCCTTCTTATGCCAGTTGGAGAACGCCATAGGCGAACCTGTGCTATCAAGGTTGTAAGGGCGGGGCACAAGTTTAACTGTGTCTTTGCCTAACATGCCCGCTGCGTGCGCTAACCGGATTGTTTGCTTATCGCCAACAACCTCTACAGTTAACTTATCTATGCGTGATCCTAATGCAGCGAACCCTTTAGCTGCCATGTTAGAACGTGCTGTTAGTTACCGCACCCGTAACCTGCAGGGTTGCCGTGTACTCCACACGACCGCCGACACCTGAAGACACATTGTATGAGGTAACAAAAGCGCTACCTGCGCTACGTGCCTGCGAAGCAACCGACCCACCCGGCCCCCAAATGTAAGCTGCCGCTGCAGATCCCGCTGCCTGTGCCGCCTTCAAAGCGGTAAGCTGCGTATGCACCGTAACATCATAAGGGCCACTCACACTAATGGCATCGCCATCGCTCAACCCCACAACAAAACTTTTACTGACAGTTCCAAAGGTGGATGTCTCCAAAGTCTGCACGGATTGCGGGACACTAACACTGTCAGCATAAGGAGACAGATTCTGCAAAGCTGCAGCACTGTTTGCCAGATAGAACGCACTCTTGTAACCGGGCTGAAACGCCATTATGTACTACTCCTTGATAGGTTGTTTGTCAAAAATTATCGACGGGCAAAAGATACTGTACGCGTATACGTTGGGGTACCCGTCAAGGTATCGACAACACGCAAATAGCGACGCACTGCCGTCCCCGCTGCAACCGTCACCCGTTCCGAAGTTAACCCCGTAACAGCAGTGAACGTTGCCAGTGTCGCCCACGCTGTAGAACCATCAACAGAATGTTCTACAGTGATAGCAGCAGATGTTGCCCCACTGAACGCGGTAACGTGCAACTGTGCAACCCCACCGTTAGCGGTAGCGGCTGTACCATCACGGGCTGTGCCATTACCCGTCACCGTGATAGCGGTAAGATCTTCAAGCACAACCCCGGAATCGTACAACCCGTCAGAAAGACCTGACACAGAAGCAGTAACCAAACCGTTAGATGTGGTATCAGAATTAAACGATGATTCCAGCACAGACGCTAACCACACTTCAGACCCCGTTGTTAGCCCCGAAGGGGCATAAGCAAACGGTAGTGGTTGTGTGGTTTTGAACGTGGTTGCGTTTGACCACAACCCGCCCGACGTTGTGTCAGTATCAAGCACAACATCCACATTATATGTGGTGGAGTCCTTACCAACAATGAACCGTTTAGCGGTATCGGCAAGCGTTGAAACTTCCAACGTATCAACCATTGTTTGAAACGCAACGTTTGTTGCGTAACCTGAATAGTTCAGGCTTCCCAGTAGAACCCTAGAAGATTGCGCACTTTTGAAAGCCACTACCAAACCACCTCTACATCGAATTTAACAACGAAATAAGCATTACCTGCGTGCAATGTTTCCATCGTTTCCGATACAGATAATACCCTAACATAATGCACCAAACTAGCAGGGTACAACGTTTCGTTTTCCAACGCTGTACGCACAGACAACGGCCCCGCCATATCACAAAAAGCATCTAACTGTATCTGTGCTTGCCGTTCCAGCACCCGCTGCGTGAACAAGGTGACCGTAAGGTTATACACCTGTTTATCGCGGGCAAGCACAAGATCCGGGGTCATCGAACCTCTACCAACATATGCTGCCGGTAACTGTGAGATACTGTCCGTTTCATACGGGAACGCTGTAAGCCCCTGAATGGATGACACAGCGTTAGCTACCGCTGCACGCACCTCACCTATGTTTGCACTCATTCTTTAACCACATAATCTGCAAGCAAACCTTCAGCAATAGGGTTCAGTTTAGAAGACAAACGCCATGCGTTACCTTCCATCCCTAATTGTACCAACCCTAGAACAGATGCAGAAGCTTTATACAGATGTGCGGCTTGCACCAAACAAGCTTGCACCACATCATCGGGAACACTTGCCCAACCAAACTTAGCGGTAACGCTCACGTTGGGGCGACCCGATGAGTACCGATAAAACATGGACGTACCGTAATCAACAAGTTTAATCCAGTTGTACGGGCGCACAGGGTTTTCATCCCCGGCGTTCAACGGGCCAAGAATAAAGTTTGTTCCCACCGTCAACGTTTGCGAATAGTTGCCGTCATCGTTAATGTCTGTTTTGACCACTAGCCCTGTAGCGGTGGAGATATCATCCACATAACACATGCGGGAATCTTCCGAATAATACTCACGGGTTGTTACTGTTGCATCCTGCCAGAAACCGTGGGGTCTTCCCACGTACTTGTCGATTTGGCGGGATGCTGAACTAATGGCACGTTCCATTTTTGGATCGTCGCCTGTGTCCGCACCTGCCCCTAGTTCTTGTTTCAACAAAGCTAATGTTACGTACCCGTTAGTAATGGTCATCTTACTCCACCTTTATTACCGCTAAACCCCAACTATCAGGGTACGTAATGCAATCAAAACCTGTTTCCTGCAAAAATTCTGTTACCGCCTTCTTCACAGGATAACGTGGTTCCCCATGTTGTGCCGTTTCCGGTACAGGTAGTTCCATATCGTGTAATACTAGCAACCCGCCAGACCGCACAAGCCAACGGTACACGTTCAACTCTTGCACCGTCTGCGCGTACAAATGGGAAGTGTCAATAAAAACAATGTCCGCTTCTGTTAACCCTGCAACCGTGGCAGGGTTCAGGTCATCGGATTGTATAAACGTCCAGTTGTCATAATCCCCGATAGCGGGTTTGCCGTCAATATCTATTGACGTTAAATGTCCGCCTGTTTGCTGCAACCCGTACAACCATGCAATAGTAGATACACCTGTGCGTGTCCCTAGTTCAATCACATGTTTGGCGTTTAGTTCTTGCACCATTGCAACGAACCGGGGCAGATGGTTAACAATGTCGGAAGGTTCAACACAAACCCTGTTGTACTCTGCTTCTAGTTTCATGCTTTAACTCCTAATGCTGCAAACCTGCTAAACGTGTCAGATGTTTGTCTGTGTAAAGAAAACCATTGCAACCCGTCACGGGTGCACACGACCCGTGAACTGTTCCTGTGCCCGTCATGGTGGCAGTCATCAAACACAACCAGACCGCCCCACACGACAAGCGAACTAGCGTACGGCATTGTTTCGTCCCGTGTGTCCCCGCCTGCAAGATCATGGAACACAATATCAAACGGGTCGTGTTCAATATCAATAAAATCAGACCACAACTCCACCCGCACATTAACCCCGTAACGTGCAGCAAATGCTGTGGTGCGTTCACCCCACACAGGATCCGTGTCAACATGGTGAGCGGCAACCGGATAGGGCGCTGTGTTTGCGTAATGTTGCAGCACGTATGAACTGAACCCGGAACCTAAGTCAAGTACCCGTTCCGCTTCTTG